AACTCCAGCGCCTTGAGGATGCGGCGGCAACGGTCGTTGACGCCCGCCTTGACCTCGCCGCCGAACTGCTTGTGGTTGCCGATGTGAACGTCCGCCACGAACCGCAAGATCGCCATGCCATCTCCAAACAGAAGGGCGGCGGGGTTGAGCCGCCGCCCTTCTCGTTCACGTGGTTGTCGAGCTAGTAGTTGATGTCGTCCTCGACGTTGCGGCGCTTGGCGGTCTTGTTCGCCGGGGGCAGCACCTCGGGCTTCTTCAGACCGCCGCTGGTGACGCGCCCGGGACGCTCGCTCGCCACGCTCTCGCCGGTGAGCTTCGCGTACGCCTCTTCGTAGGGCAGCACGCGCTTGTAGACGTCGAGGTCGTACTGGTTGTCCATCCAGAGGCTGGACAGGTCGGCGTCGTCCGACAGCGCCGACGACTCTCGGCTGGCGAGGCAGGTGTATTCGGTCTTCATGCCCTCACCCTTCTTGGTGAGGATGATGTCGAAGCCGTCCTCGATGTCGGTGAAGTCGCCGCCAGCGCGTGTGTCCTTACGAATGGCGACGAGCTGATCAAGCACGCTCTTGCCAAAGCCGAACACCTGCACGCCCTTGGCCTCGTCGTCGCGGTCGATGATGTTGGCGAACACGCGCAGCTTGGGCTTGAACTCGCTGGCCGCCTTGAAGTCCACCTCGTTTCCGCTGCGCAGCAGGTCGTCCATCTTCTCGCAGACCGGGCACCGCTGCTTGGCGACCATGCGCCCGCAGTTCATGTTGGAACGCGAACCGTCCGGCAGCGTCACCCAATGCTGGTAGGACACGACGAAGGGGCTGGTCTTGCCCTCGGGAGGCGGCAGGAAGCGCAGCGCGTTCTGGCCGCTCTTCGGCTTGAAGAAGTCCGCGCCACCCTTGCTGGCCTCGGCGAGAGCCGCCTCTGCCGCTTCGATCTCGAACGAACCACGCCTGATGATGTTGTTGCTCATGTTTCTTCTGGCTCCGTGCGTTTGCTTCTGTTGGTTGGGTTGTTGGTTGAAGACTAGAGAGACTGGTTGACTTGTGGCCTATTGAAGTTGTCTGTTCGTTTACACCCCCTTCGCGTAGTGGCGCCCGGTCATCTGTTGACGGATCGACGGGTCCGCCTGCATTTCGGCTCGCACCTGCGAGCCAAGCGCCATGACCATGTCCTTCTTGGCGCGGACGGCATCGGCGAAGGCACGCGCCCGGGAAGCCTGCGCCTCAGCCTCGATCAGCGCGATCTCCACAGCCTTCATGCGGGAGTCGCCCTGCACACGGCTGGCGATCACCTTCTCGGTCACCTTCTCGCCCGCCTCAGCCGCCTGCTGCCGGTGCTCGGAGTCGATCGCGGCCTCGACCTCGTTGCGCTGCAGCTTCGCCAGCGCAGCCGCCTTCTGCGCGTCCGCCCACTTCGCGCCCCAGTAGGCGAGGTCGCTCGCAACGCGCACGAACTCTTCCTCAAGCGCCATCGGCTCGATGGTGACGCACTCCTTGAGGTAGCTGGTCACTTCGACGTCGCCCAGCGACTCGACCTGCATGAACTTGTCCTTCGACATCTTCTCTCCCTCGAACGCTTCTGCGTTCACCCCTATTCTGTCACCCGGGACTGACATTCGCCGCGCCAGTCGCCTAGCGAAGTTTCACTTTCTCCATGCTTCCCCAAGACTTGCCCATCTTTCCGTCGACCACTAGCGGCACTCCGTTGCGTGTCGGGAAGGACGTCATGAGCCGGGGCACGACGTACAGGAACTCTTCCAGAACGTCCTCTCGCACGAGCGACAGGATGGCGTCGTGGATCGGCACGCAGACCTGCGCCGGAAACGCCTCTGACTCGATCCAGTTCACGACTTCAACAAGCCCGGCCAGCAGATAGTCGGAGCCGGTCCCTTGAATCGGCGTGTTCCAGCTGCCTCTTCTGGCCGTCTTGCGCAGGGAGTCCTCGGCTTCCGCGATGCCCCACAGCGGGCGACGACGAGCCGGACGACCGTTCCACCATGTTCTGGCGTAGCCGGTGCGAGTGCTCTCCTGCACGCGCTCCTTGATGTAGCTGCCCAGCCGTTTGAACTTGCCGAACAGCGCGTCCCTGATGCGGGTGGCTTGCTCAACCGGCACGCCCAGCCGCATTGCCAGACCGTATGGGTCGTCGTCGTACAGCACGCCGAAGTTGACTGTCTTGGCTGCCGTTCGCTCGTTGGACTCCTTGGTGATGGAGGCCGGATCGACGCCGGGCCACGCCTGCGGAGCGATCATGCGGGCCGTGCGCAAGTGGTAGTCCTCGCCCGAATGGAAGATCGCCAGCATTTCGGGATCGCCGCTCTGGTCTGCCGCGATGCGCAGTTCCAGCTGTGAGTGGTCCAGCTCAACGAACACCCACCCGGGAGGTGCCGCGAAGCAGTCGCGAAGCATTTTCCCATCGGCGGTGTCCGCTCTTGGAATGTTCTGCAGGTTGGGGCCGCTCGACGAAGTACGCCCTGTCCGAGCGCCGTCTGGATGAATGCTCGGATGGATGCGCCCGTCGTCGCGCACGTGCATGAGCAGCCCGCCATCTCCGTTGTCGCCGTCTGCGTACGTACCCTTGAGCTTGGACAGCTTGCGCCAGCGCAGCAGGTCTGCAGCGACCTTGTGTTGCTTGGCGTACTCCTTCATCGCGTCTTTGTCTGTCGAGGGCTTCCCGGTTGCGGTGAACGCCTTGGGCGTGATCCCCAGCTTCTTGAACAGCAGGTCCGCCACGTGAGCCGAACTGTCCGGGTTGAAACTGTCAGGATCGGCTGGGTTGTAGCCGAACTCGACAAACCGCAGCGAGACGCTGTCCAGCTGCTCTTGTATGTAGGCTCCGAACTCCGCGAGGCGCACACGGTCTACCGGCATCCCCCATGCCTCTACGCGAGCAAGGGCACTCGCAACCGGCAACGCCAGATCGCGCCACAGCACCGCCAAGTCCGCGTCATCCTCTTGCAATCGGCGCGACAGCATCTGATGAAGGTAAGCCGTCGTCACCGTGTCGCGAGCGTTGTACTGGTGCAGCAGCGGCACGGACACGAACGCCTTGTTGTACGTCTTGGGGTTGTCTCCCGCTGCCAGCCGCTTGATGTGCGACTCGCTGACGCCTGTCTCCCCGAAAGCGGCTCTCACAGCCTCTACTGCGGCTGTCGGGCTCTGCGTTTTCCGGTACACGGACCGCACCAGCTTGGTGCCGTTCGTTTCGGCTTCGGCCATCTCGCGCTTGTGGCCACCGAGACCGACAAGTTCGCCCATGGTCGCCAGATCGGCCCGAGCGTCTGCTTCCAGTATCCGCCGCATGAAGCGGGTGTCGCCAACCTGCCCTCGAAGGAACACGCCAAAGTAGCTGTGAATGGCGAGAACGTCGGCCTTGAGGTTGGCACCGACCTTGGGCGCCTTCGGGTTCGTGATCCAAGGCAAGAGCGCCGCTCGTGCAAGCGGGTTGGCGAGAACACGGTGACTGAACACAAACGTGTCCAGCAGGACATCGTCCTTGACCGGGGTCAGAGCGACAGAAAGCAGGACGTGGTCTTTGTTGTACGGGTGCCCGGCCCACTCGCAATCGAGGCTCGTCCAGTCGCAACCAGCCAGAGACTCGACAGCCTCGCGGGCCTCTTGGTGCGTGCTCACCAAGCGAACCGTGTGCTTCCAGTTGGTGGCGTCGTAAGTCGGCTGTTCGGTCAAGGCCCAGCGAACGTCAGGCTCGAACCACTCGTTGCGAATGATGCGGTTGCGCATGGCGACGATCGGGCTCATCAGCAGGAACACCGGCACAGGATTGTCCGTGTCCAAGCCGATCCAGCTGTAGCCGCGACGAACGTCCAGCGTTGAAGGCCCACGCCCAAGAACGGAAGCGGCAGCGTGTGTTCCGAAGCACAAGATCTTCGTCGGCTTCGCCTCTGCGATGGTCTGCGCGAGGAACGGGCGGCACGGTTCGATGGCGTCCGCGACACCGTCCTTGCCCGGCACGCAGCGCACGGCGTGGTCGAACACCATCGGACCCGCCCAAAACCGATTCAACAGACCGCGAAGGTACACTCCTGTCCGGCCAGCTAGCGGGCGCCCAGCGGCTTCCTCATCCCGGCTTGGATGGTCGAGCACTACGAGGATGCCGCCGGGTTCGCCTTCGCCGGCGAGACACGTTGCGCGACTCTTGCCGCCCAACTCGCACTTGCGGCAGTTGGGGTCGACGTTGGCGCAACCAACGTGTTCCACAGCAGCCGTTGGAGCTTGCGTGTAGAGCGGCAGAGTGCGCACGTCGTTACTCCACCTGTCCGTGGCCCATGACCTCAAGCGTGCGGGTCACTCGGTCGTTGAGGTTGGCGATCCGCTGGAGCAGCGGCACCTCGCTCTTGATCTGCTCACAGAAAGCCACGACGCCCTCGACCGGGATGCCGCTCTCGATCACGTACTGCAGGACATCGCGCAGCTTGGTGAACGAAGCCATGACGGCGATGTCCAGCGAGGTGTCGTTGCGCGAGGGCGCATTTTTGGGAGCCGGGGTGGGCGCGGGGCCAACCGGAAGCTCGGGCACTTCCTCGCGCACGCTAGGGCCGCTCTCGTGCGTGCTCGGGGCTGCGGGCGCCTCGGGCGCGGGCTGCTCCGCCTTCGGCTTCTTGATCTTGATCGGGCGCATAGTCTCGCTGGTGTTCGCCAGCTCGTT